ATGCTAGACAACAGCAAAACATTTAAAGATGTTGCTAAGTTTGCATTCTCAGCCGGAAAATAGGAATAGATATGAGTTTACTAATCAAAGAAATCGTTGAAGACGTAGAGTATATCACAGAAGCCAAAGAAGATGGTACTAAGCAGTACTTCATCGAAGGCATCATTATGCAAGGTGACATCAAGAACCGTAATGGTCGTATGTATCCTAAAGAGATCCTTGCTAAAGAAGTGAAGCGATATAACGAAACTTACGTTCAGAAAAACAGAGCATATGGCGAGTTAGGGCATCCAGCAGGTCCAACGATTAATCTTGATCGTGTATCTCATATGTTTACAGAGTTAAGACAAGAAGGTTCTAACATCGTTGGTCGTGCTAAAGTAATGGACACGCCAATGGGTAAGATCGTTCAGAACATCATGGATGCAGATGGTACTTTAGGTATTTCATCTCGTGGCATGGGTTCAATCAAACAGAATAAGAGTGGTATCATGGAAGTCCAGAGTGACTTTATGTTAGCTACCGCAGGGGATATTGTAGCCGATCCATCAGCACCAGACGCTTTCGTTAAGGGAGTTATGGAAGGTGTAGATTGGATTTACGATGTAGCTTCTTCTTCATGGGAAGTGGCGAACACATTTGACGAAATCGAAGAAGAGATCAAACAGACTGCAAAAGTCTCTACAGCAGAATTAGAGATCAAAGCAGCCGCATTGTTTGAGCGATTTATTCGTTCTTTGTCTAAATAACAATTTTTATAAATAGTAATATTGACGATAATTACTTTAAAGGAGAAGTCTAAATGAGTGAAGAATTAGGAAAAGACCTAGACCTTGAGGAAGCAAAAGTAATCGATACTGATGTAAAATCAGCCGATACCGAAACTCCCGAAGGTGAAGAGGACAAAAAAGGCAAAGTCGATTCTAAAGAAAAAATTGAATCTGCTAAAAAAGATAAAAAAGAAGAGGCTGAAGAGGAAGAAGATGAATCTGAAGACGAAAAGGGTTTGAGCGAAGCTGTAGAGCGTTTGTTTGAAGGCACCGAATTCTCTGAAGACTTCAAAACATCTGCCGTTGCAGTATTCGAAGCCGCTGTACATGAAAAAGTATTGGCCGAAACCTCTGTACTCGAAGAAAAGTTTGAAAGTGATCTTCAAGAGCAAGTTGATGTTGCCGTTGAAGAGTTAGTAGAGAAAGTGGATCAGTACCTAGACTATGTTGTTGAAAACTGGATGTCTGAAAACCAGCCTGCAGTAGAAAGCAATATTAAAGTCGAAGTAGCTGAGTCTCTATTGAGTAGCATTAAAGGTCTTGTATCTGAGCATAACCTAGAAATCGATCAAGAGGCTGTAGATCATGCCGCTGAATTAGAAGTTAAGCTGGAAGAAGCTTCTATTAAGTACAATGAGCTAGTTGAGCAATTGATTGAATCAAAGGAAGCTAAGTTACAAGCTGATAATGAGATTGCATTCAAAACAGTTTCTGAGGAATTAACTGACACTCAAGCGGAAAAACTGCGTGTTCTATCAGAAGGTATTTCTTTTGAATCAACTGACGATTACAGCAAGAAGCTAGAAGCAATTAAGTCTAACTACTTCGCTGAAAGCGCACCAGTTGTAACAGAACAAGAAACTGATCTTCTACAAGAAGAGACTGCGGAAGAAGTAGCGCCTGTAGTTGACGCATCTATTGCAAGTTATGCTGAATCGCTTAATCGCCATAACCGCTTTGTCAAGTAACAAATTTTTATAAATAGTAATAAGTAAAATCTCAATTAAAGGAGAACCATAATGAGAAATGAAGAACTAATGAAGAAGTGGGCACCGATTCTAGAGCATTCCGCTCTTCCCACTATCACTGACGGACACAGAGAAGCTGTTACAGCAACTCTTTTAGAAAACACTGAGCAATCTATCAAAGAAGGCTCAAGCATGGGTGGAACTGGTGTTCTATCTGAAGCCGCACCTGCTAACAGCACTGCTTCTGCCGCTAACTACGAGCCTGTATTAATCAGTCTTGTACGCCGTGCAATGCCTAACTTGGTAGCATATGATATCGTTGGTGTTCAGCCAATGACTGGACCTACTGGTCTTATCTTCGCTATGAAGTCTAAGTATGCATCTACTGATGGTGGAGTTACTTCTGGTGACGAAGCATTGTTTAATGAAGCTAACACTTCTTTCTCTGGTGCTGATAAAGACGATGCTGGTGTTTTGGGTCACGTAGATAACTCTACTGGCGCTGAGTACACTGATCAAGCTGGTGCAACTGGCGGTGCAGTATTAGACGCTAACGGAGCAATTGCAAGTGGTTTCACTTCAGGCGCTGGTCGTTTACCTGCTCAACAAGAATCAACTGATGGCTCTGAGGACATTAACGAAATGTCTTTCGCAATCGAGAAAGTATCTGTTACTGCTCGTAGCCGTGCATTGAAAGCTGAGTACACTTCAGAATTAGCACAGGATCTTAAAGCGATTCATGGTCTAGATGCTGAAACTGAGCTTGCTAATATGCTTTCTGCTGAATTGCTTGCTGAGATCAACCGTGAAGTTGTTCGTACTGTATACAACAACGCTTCTGCTGGTGCTCAAAGTGGTACTGCTGCTAAAGGTGTATTCAACCTTGACGTTGATTCAAACGGTCGCTGGTCAGTAGAGAAGTTCAAGGGTTTGATGTTCCAAATCGAGCGTGAAGCTAATGCAATTGCTAAAGCTACTCGTCGTGGTAAAGGCAACATCATCATCTGTTCATCTGACGTAGCTTCTGCTCTTCAAATGGCTGGTGTTCTTGACTACGCTCCTGCTATTGGTAACAAGCTATCTGTAGACGATTCTGGCAATACTTTTGCTGGTATTCTTAACGGTCGATTCAAAGTATATATCGATCCATTCGCTGGTGCACAGTACTTAGTAGTTGGCTACAAAGGCTCTAACGCTTTTGATGCTGGTATCTTCTACTGCCCATACGTTCCATTACAAATGGTTCGTGCAATTGGCGAGAACAGCTTCCAATCTAAGATTGGTTTCAAGACTCGCTACGGCATGGTTGCTAACCCATTAACTACTGCTGGCGCAAACGGAAATGCTTACTACCGCAGAGTACACGTTACTAACTTGCTATAATAGTTAATAACAATAAGATTCGGGATTAACCCGAGCATGATTAGGG